CATCGTCAAAACTAGACTCATCTTCGTATACGGTATCGTCGTCGCCCCAGCCGAACCAATCTTTAAATCTATCACCAAATGCCATAGTCTTATTCTAGCTTCTTTTAAAGCTGTTGTCCTCTGTATACATCATTTTTCTCTGCTTACTCCTTGTAATTTTTCGTAGGTCCGGAGGCCGCCTAATCCCAACATTCCCATCAAAATCGTACTGAGTTGGGAGAACTCAAACTCAGGCAGTTCAACCTCAACTCCATTGGCTTTTAAAATGAACACCAAAAGAGGTTGAACAATAAAGTGATAAGCCATTGAGATTGAACATATCCAGCCAACACTGGGCCGCCAGCCCGCTACAAACATGCTTTGGCTCGCCGCCTCCTGTTTATTAACCTCAACTTGAGCCAAATTGGCTTCGTGAAAAGCCATGTTCATTTCATGGCGTAGTTGATCCCTTAAAGTTTTATCGGGTATAAACTTACCTAATACTTTATCTGCTATCCCTATTACGGATTCAGCAATACTCATCGGCGTTTCTTGGCCATTAGGGCCTCCTCGACGATTTTTTATAGTTGGACACTTTACCACTTTTCCTAGCACTTTGACTTGCTTTTATGGCTCTTAAACGCTTTTTCGCAGCCTTTTTACTAGGAGAAAGTCCTTTGGTATTGGCTATTTTCCAGCCCCCTTCTACTTTATTTATCGGCATAGCACCCTATCCTTTAATCTTATTGCCCGCTCACCTACTTGTTCAGCCCACTTTGAATCCATCATTTCCTCAGCGGCTTTTTCCCATTGGGAAGTCTGCATGGCATAAATAAATTTTTTGAATTTATTAAACCGGGGATGACCTAAGTTAAAGCACATATTGGCCACTACTCGTTGCCTATTGCTATCTAAACTACGCCACCACGGTTCTTTTAAATCCAATTCGTTACATACAATTTTTATATCTTGTTCTAAACACTCTTCAATTCGTTCTTTGCTTACAGGCGTGCCTACTTCTTTTCCATATTCTTCGTCGTTTTCAGTTATTAAATGGCCCACCCCAAAGGTAAGATGGCCTAAAGGATCTGCGTATATTTCTTGTCTATAGCCTTCGTCTAACATTAATTCCTTCATTAATGCCACTGTGTTCATTTCAGATTGATCGTCGTGGCTCCGTTCGTGCTTACGGTTAAAGTGCCTGTATAACCAGTTGCTTCTAAGCCAACTTCCGTTCTGGTTGATATATCTTGCCATTTACTTCCCGTGTATACCTGTAAAACACTTTTGTTGGTATTCCATATTATATCCCCTGCATTAAATTTATTTTGTGATACTTGCGTATCGTTATATTCAGGTGTTGCCGTGGTATCAAAACGACCTAAATTAATCTCCAGGATACGCACCATGCGGTTGTATATCCCTGGATCAACTTCGCTAACGGCAATCGGCAAACGCGTTTCTAATAGCTTTCCCATTACCTGCGTCCATCGGGCTTAACATCCATACGCGTATCACCCAAACGCCAACCTACGCCTAAACGCGCTCCGGCTGAATTATCATCATCGGATTCCACCCTGAAAGTCAGTTGTCGTGCGCGTACGCGTGTATCCAATTTCTGCGTCGTAGAGGTAACGGTTTGTGTCGTGTCCGTGGTCAAGCTGTCCCCCGGAAAATCCCTTGATTTCAGTACAAAGTTAATGGTTTGATCGGATCCACCGTCGCCGGTGAATTTCACATCGGGAATGATTTTACGAATAAAGGTGTAGTAGTCCCCATCGGGCTGCATGTCAAAGTCACTGGATTGAATATACACATTATCCATGGGAGAACCATCGGCATCATTCCCGTTTTCATGGTTATACAGATACTGTGTGGAGCTTGCTTCGCCGGTGGCCCTTGGATAAGTTGATAAGCCTTCGTCCAGCCACGCATAACGCGCTAATTGACCAATCGTCCAAATGCCTTCGCCATAGTTATAAACCACATAACGATCTATTTCCGTACTGTCTCCAGAGACATAAAACCAGCCTACTTCGTTAAATTGTTTGTTTAAAAAGCCAAAAGTTTTAAAAGACTGCTCTTGGTTAAAGTCACTGAATACATAGTAATGTACACTGCAAGGAACCAATTGCACGCTCCCGGCATACTTATAAAATCCCTTTCTATCCATCCAATACACACCATCGGGAGTATTGACCGCAGCTTTGGGTCCAATAAGGCCTACTCCTTGATTGATTAAATTAATGCCAAAGGTAAAAGGAGGACCGATGTAGGACATGGAATACATGGAAATATCCGTCCAAATCAGGATTTCTTCCCTGGAAGACAGCCCCCCAATAATATCGGAACCCGATGAAATGCTTAATGATCCTGCTGTATTGGTTGCTTTTGGCTCCCAATCGGCGGCATTTTCCTGGTCACTCCATGCAATAAACATTGGATCAATAGCACCTGTTCTGGCCGTGCCTCCCGCATTTAAAGGATCCGCACCGAGACAAATAACATGTCGGTCCTTTTCTGAGACTAATACCTGTAAAGCTTTAGTCGGAGCTAAATTAGCTCCTGATATTGCACTAAGGGCGACGGCTCTGGTGCCGGTACCAGACGATTCATCCCAATAGTAAATACCTCCTGCCCGTATATTCATGATTAGATCTTCACCGAAATTATCATGCGACCATAAACGCAGTTGATTGGTATTATCTAAAGTACCTACGCTTCCCCAACCGCCTGACCCCCATAAACCCATACCCCAACCTGTGCCTTCTACGTAAACGTCTAAACCGACATTGATTTGATATTCTGCTGAAGTGCTGGTTCCACCGTTGTTACTATCACTAGAATTAGCAAAAACAGTATCGTCAGAAGTATCTTTGGCTTTAATGGTATAGCTATTGGTATTAACAATAGTAACAATTTGATATTCCTGATCTAATACCGTTGCAGTAATATTACCACCCAAAGTAGTGGTACTACTATAAGTCACAAAATCATTTTGTACTGCACCGTGACTGGAATCAGTAACAGTAATAGTGGCACATAATACCGCAGCAGAAGAGCTATGAGTTGCTGCTGTTGTGCTTTCTGCGCCTCTTGTGGCTCCAATTAAATTATTTCCAGAAACAGCACCATAAGTAATAGTTTCGCTATCTATTTGTATTACTCCAGAAGAAGGAAAGTTGGAAGAACTCGTTAAAGGAATAGTAGTATCAGTAGCTGAGATCCCAGCAGATATAGTATTTGCTACCGCAGCGAAAGCATTATTAGGAGATGTTGTAGTTCTAATAGGAGTTATATCATTAAAAGCACTTCCGAGTTCCACATAGTATTTATAAGTGGTTCCCAATCCAAGATAATGCGTCCCGGCAAGATCGACCCAACCGTGTAATGCACGCCCTGTGCCTAAATAGTAATTACCAGTTGCTTTCTGCCAACCGCCAATTTTTTCCGGACGCCCCTTACGGAAACGTACTAGATTCGCGTCGTACCAACCACCTTCGTTACTGTAGTCAGTTCCTTCACGATCTATTCCGGGTTTGAATATATACTTGGCGTAGGGCATCGCTCATTATTTCTTTTTAAGATTTAAGGCCAAAAAGTCTATGACTTTTTGTACTTTCCCTGCAAAAGTATCGTCTTTTGTATTGATAGTGTAAGGAGCAATCGCAGATATGACCGAAGCCACTGCAATTATCCATACGATTATTGTTATTATTGTCCAAATCATTTTAAAACACCTGTCCTGATAAAATTGTTGCCATACCTACTACGAGGGATAACAACGTGGTTAATATTAATACTTCCAATCTCTTAATGCGATAAATAGTTTCCCGCCATCTTTCAGCGCAGACCGCTTCATGTTTATCTAAATCGGCTGCTACTTCCACGGTGGTTTTCCTAGCTATCGTCTTTGCCATTGGCCTTTGGCTCCTCTTCCTCTTTAATTTCCAATGTACTTTGATACATTGTTAAAGCCGTTACTCTAATATCCATTTGATATTGTAAGGAAGCCATCTGTTCTTGAATCCCTTCAAGTTCTTTTTTTAGGTTTTCTACATAAGCTAATTTAGTTGTTATTAAAGGATCTACATTCACTTCCGTTGTTTCTACTGGGTCTACTATTATTTCTTCTGTCATTGTTGTTCCTGTATGTCCCAGCAATTCAAATTCGCTGCGACTGTTCTTCTCTCACCCTCTCCGAAGAAAGGATATACCATGTGCTGTAAGCCTGATGGGAACATATACTGTACCCCTATTTCTGGCTTAACCACGCAACTTTGTGGCGGAAACAGCCTATCTGTATCTATTAAACTATTTCTGCCGTAACTAAAAGCTAAACAGCCGTCACTGTGTCCTGATGAGTTATATAAACTGTACTCAGGCGTTCCCGAAGTCGGCTGGTCTAATACCTGTTGCGGTACTTTGGTCCAAGTGGTCGTGGAAATACCCATAATGGTCTTAGTGCCGTGATCGTGTATAGGATTATAGTCTCCCTCAAAACTATGCACCGACCAGAGTTCGTCTAAGGCTATTTGTTTATTACGCTTAAACATAACCCCTGTGGACTGGCTAAAATGATTAATGTAGGTGGCTCCTAAATCACACAGATACGCCACATAAGGCTGAATACGCTCATCGTCAGTCGGAGGAATATTAAGCTGTTCCCCCTGATGGATTTGTCCTACCAAAGTTTTCGCCAATGATTCCCTTTCTTCATCTTCTAGGAGTTCATCCAGATAATCATTTAAGCCCTCTACGAACTTTTTTGGTATTTCTGCTTTCAGCATAAACAAAGCTGGCATCGTATAGATGTCCACTTCGCCTTGACCTTCTGCCCTTGCGTAAGCCATGCTTACTCTGGGATAACGTAACTTGGGTCGGGTACAGGTAGGTCAGGGGGATTGGTAATCACGCTGTCGTACTGACTCGCAAATACGTCATCCCACTGTGACACAGGGCATAAAGCCGTCAATTCCGCTAAAGTCCAACTGCCTTCCGCTTTGGGCGTGAAGTTCACGTTGCCATCTTCATCAGTCGCAGGGACCACTATATTAAAGTTACTTTCGTAGTAATCCGATTCACCTTCAGTGCCTTCGTCATACGTCATGCCTAAATCCCACTTTTGTACCTTACTACTTTTGTTGTAGGGTATTGCTGTGGTTAGGGTTTTCGTTACTGCCATTTTTTACTCCTTGTTATTAATTATTATTATTTTCTAAATCTTCGACTTTTGCCGAGAGTTCTTGTATTGCATTTATTAAGTACCAAGTGAAATCATCGCTTTGTACCGATAAATCTCCTCCGGATTCTTCTGTAACCATTTCTGGAAAATGCTCTTGTACTTCTTGTGCAATAACTCCAAGTTGTAGTCCTGTTTGTTCAACCGCACAATTTTCTGGTAGTTCAGTAACTTCTTCTTTTGTTCTGTATTCAAAATTACGAACACGCACTTTATTAATAGCGTCTAGTCCTACATTATTATCAACAATGTTTTTCTTTATTCTTCTATCAGAAGTTTGATCCCAAGTTGTAGTGTTTCCACCATTATAGGTAGCACCACCATTTGCAGTAAGAAAAGCTGTAGAACTTCCTTTTCCTACACTGTTTCCAGAACCAATCATAATTGAATTTTCTTGTCCTGCCCCACCTAACTGATTATTATAGCCAATTACAACATTCCCATCACCAGTAGTAACAGTAGTGTCTCCTGCTTCCCACCCTACACAAATATTATAAGAGGATGTTGTAATGGACTCTCCTGCATCTTTACCTATGGCTGTATTATTTGCACCTGTCGTGGCTGATGTTAATGCTCGATGCCCCACAGCCGTATTGCTGCCTGCAGTCGTACTAGCAGTTAAAGCAGTATATCCAACGGCTGTGTTACTTGCACCTGTCGAGTTTGTACCTAAAGCTATATGACCAACGGCTGTATTATCAGAAGCTGTGGTGTTTGCTGCTAAAGCACTTCTGCCAACGGCTGTGTTACTTGCACCTGTCGTATTTGATGTCATAGCAATCCAACCAACTGCTGTGTTACTACCTGCTGTGGTGTTTACTGCTAAAGCATCTTTACCGACTGCTGTATTACCAGCACCTGTTGTGTTTGCTGTTAAAGTACCATAACCAAGTC